TTGTCAAAGATTGGGCGTCGCGCGAACACAGGACACACTCACACGGCACAGATCATCGACGGTTTGTTCGTTGCGGGAACGATGACGCGGCTCCGCCTCGACTACGTCAAAGGACCGTCGTCGTGGTCGCACTCGTTGATTGTCACCTATCCCAATGGCAAAAGAACGATTGTGACGTGCTTTAACGGCAAATGGCGTGCTAGTACCTAAAAGATGTGATAAGTCGCTTATAAGCACGCGAAGAACGTCGTTGATCGTCAGCACCTAATGCCGTAGGATCGCTTTGACGAAAGGACCCGTGCTATGGCTTTAACTGTTGGAACTGACGCTTACGAAACGCTAGCGAACGTGCGCTCATATTGGGCAGACCGCGGCGACACTGCGTGGGCGCTACTCAGTGACGCGACCGCTGAGGTTTACATCCGCAAGGCGACCGACTACGTGGATCGCAATTACTCCTTCATCGGTGACAAGGCAACGGCTGCTCAACGCTTGAAATGGCCGCGCAAGAACGCCGAGGTGGAAAGTTTCGCAATTGCAGAGGACGAAGTGCCTTGGCAGGTTGAGGAAGCTACCGCACAGATCGCTGAGCTTTATCGCGTTGGCACTGTTGACCTTGAGGGCATTGTTACCAACGACGAGGCGGCAACGTCGATGACTAAGGTTGATGTGATCACCGTCCAGTATGACACGTCGCGACGCCTACAGGGTTCCGCGATCCCGTCGCACGTTATTGAACTACTGCGTCCATTGATCACAAGCACAAATGGGGGCTTGCTGCGAGCATGAGTTTCTTCGAAGGCCTACGTGACAATACCGCTGCGCCACTGATTGCACAGTTTGGCCTTTCTGCATCCTATCGGATTTACGGTGCCGCTGTCTACGACAACGCGACGGCCACAACGACGAAAGGAACGCCAACCACTGTTGACGTGAAACTGCTCGACCTGCCTTTGAACGACCGCGAGTTCGAGGACGACGTGATGGCACGCGCGAAAGGTAAGTTCGTTGTGTCGGCAAAAGAGTTCGCTGACGCAGGAGAAGTTCCTGCAGTTGGCGCGATCATCGAATGGTCGGGCGACGAGTATCGCATTCTTGCGATCAACACGGTCGGGCCCTCAGGGGTCGCCGTGATTTACAAGATGGCGGTGCAACATGTCTAAAGGTATGTCCGCGCGCGAGTTCGCAATCGACTTAAAACGTTTCGGCAAGGTTACCGAGGAGCAGGCGCAAACGATCTTCCAGAAGATCACAATTGACTTGGACACGCGCGTCGTTCTTGGCACGCCTGTCGATCAAGGTCGCGCCCGCGGGAACTGGTTCCCGTCACTGAACAAACCGTCGAACGCGATGGACATGAAGATCCAAGATAAGTCGGGCGGGCAAGCCATCGCAGCGCTCACATCTAAAGCAATGGGCGCCAAACTTGGCGACACGGTTTGGTTGACGAACAACTTGCCGTATATTCTGCCGCTCGAGAATGGGCATTCAAAGCAGGCCAGCGAAGGCATGGTCGATATAAACCTGAACGCAGTCGCAGCGCAGTATGGAGGCGTCGTGTCACGATGAGTTATGCAGCAGTTCACGCAGCGATCCGTCAACGTTTCGAAACGGAATGGGCGGGCGCGACAGACGTGCAGTATCCCGGTGTGGATTTCAAGGTTGCAGGCAACGACTCGTGGGTGCGTTTAAACATCGTGGACGCAGCGGCGAATTGGGCGTCGATGGGTGATCCTGGAAACAACATCGAGCGAAACCTCGGTCAGGTCACAATTCAAATATTCGTCCTCGCGGGCGAAGGAGAAGGAGTAGCGTTGGGTCTTGCCGACAATGCTCGAGCAGTATTCCGTTCCTGGACGGATGCAGCATCAGGTTTACGGTTTGAGGTACCGCCGTATGCGCGCCAGGTTGGCGTTGATGGAAAATGGTACCAGATAAATGTGGTCGCGCCCTTCAGGTTCGACGACTTCACCTAAGGGAAAAGGAGAAATCCCATGCCAGATTTTGGCACTTCAAACCGGGTGGCGCTTCGTCAAGTCGCAGAATCGACTTGGGGCACGACTCCGGGAACACCGACACTTGACGCAATTCGCTTCACGTCGGAATCACTAAACTACAACGCCGACTTCATCACGTCGGAAGAAATTCGCGCGGATCGCATGACGCCAGACACCATTCAGGTGTCGTCTCAAGCGGGCGGCGACATCAATGGCGAATGGTCATTTGCAACCTACGACGACATGATCGCTTCCGCGATGTATTCTGACTGGGTGACGTCTGCATCTGCTGAAGGCGCGCAGTCGGACATTTCGATCACCAAAACAGTCGGCACGCCGAACACTTGGTCGATTGATTCTGCCGCACTGGCTGACTTCTCGGACAACTCGATTGTCGTCGGGCAAGTGATCAAGGTTGCAGGTTTCACGACTGCTGGCACGTTCTACGCTATCGTGACAAGCATCGCAACACTGTCACTCGGCATCGAACCCATGACCGACGTTGCGTCGGAAGCTGCTGGTGATTCTGTCACCGTGACGCCTCTCGACTACGTTCGCAATGGCACGACCAAGTCGTCCTTCACGATCCAGAAAGCGTTCACCGACCTGTCGACTCCTGAGTACTGGAACTTCACAGGCGCGCGCGTTTCGACTTGGAACCTTGAACTGGCTACTGGTTCGATCCTCAACACGTCCTTCGGTATCCTTGCCAAAGACGCGTCGATGACCGAGACACAGTATGCAGGCGCAACGCTAAGTGCGGCGAACACCAACACGGTGCTCAACGCTGTTGACAACGTTGCGGCGATCACGTTCGACGGTGATCCGGGTGGCTCGACTTTCTACTTCAACTCATTGTCGGTTAATCTCGACAACGCGTTGCGTGGTCAGGAAGCCGTTGGCACCTTGGGTCTGATCGGTGTTGAAGCAGGTCGTTTGCAGCTTACGGGCAACGTGGAATTGTATTTCGAGAACAGTGAACTGTTTGACAAGTTCCGCGCTGCTACAGCGTTCGCGTTGACGTTCCAAGCTGAAGATGCTGCTGGCAATGCTTACTTCGTGACCATTCCGCGTGCCAAGTACACGTCGATGGAAATCGTCGCAGGCGGCAACGATCAGGACATTTTCGCCTCGGCTCAATTCGAGGGGATCATCAACTCAGCCGGTACATATCAGTACCAGGTGTGTCGTACCGTTTAAACGCGGGACAATTAGCGCGCGCTAAAGCGGGAGGGGCAGTCGGGTCGCCCCTCCCGCACCTTTTTCTATGCTTGCAATCCTGCCTCGGTATCTCGTATTTTCAAGGTTATAACCCGACCCGAAAGGAATACCATGTCAGCCCTACGTTTCGACATAAACGACTTTAAACTAGACTCCGATGCAAAAGCGTCAGGCGTCTGGATCGAATTTGGCGGAGGCGCATCAATCAAGATCGCCGCGTTCGACAACCCATCCTTCAGCGATGCGTTCCGCAAAGCCACCAAGCCTTACAACGACCTTGGGAAAGAAATCCCTGAGGACGATCAACTCGAGATCATGGCTCGCGCAATGTCGCAGTTCATCGTTCTCGATTGGAAAGGCATTTTCGATGGCAAAGACGAACTGCCTTACTCGAACGATGCAGCATACCGCTTGCTCAAGGAGCTTGAGTGGATCCGTTCGAAGATCATCACCGAAGCACAGAACTTGTCCAACTTCAAGGCGAAGGCCAAAGGGGACGCGGAAAAAAACTAAAAAGCTGCATTGAGTGGGAGCTCGACTACGGGCCCCGACTCAACGTTCTGCTCAAAATGGCATCGCGCGGCGGGAAAATACCTTCCGCGCTTGCCAACAGACCAGAACCAACTCGTTATGCAGCACCTTATTTGTCCGCTTTCAAAAGGCTCCATTCTGCGCGTATAATAGGTCCAAACGGACACCCGTCTGGTATTGCGATCACTGAGATCGAAGCCTACGCGAGAATGTTCGGATTCGATAGTCTCGAGGATCGTTTCGACTTGATGCACTTTGTCAAAGTTTGCGACGATGCTTGGATGCAGCAAGCAGAGAAGCGGAGGCCGAAAGAGAATGGCGCAGCAGGAAAGCACGTTAAGGGTCGGCGTTGACTCCAAGCCAATGGTCGACGGCGCTCGAAAAGGGCAGAAAGCTCTTGACGGGCTAGGCGGCAAAGCTAATAAACTCGGCACGACGTTCAATCGTTTAAACGACAAGACGAACCTACTCCGAAAAGCATTTGTTGGGCTTGCAGCAATCGGCATTGGTAAAATCTTCACCGATGCCGTTCGCGCTGCTGCTAACTTCGAAACAAAGATGAGCGAGATCAGCACGCTGGTCGATACCGCCGTCTTTAAAATGAACGAACTAGAATCCGCAATTCAACGACAGGCAGCGGCGTTTGGTTCGACTGCTGTTCAACAAGGCGCTGCCGCGTACCAGATCATCTCGGCGGGTGCGGGAACAGCGGCGGACGCAATCAACCTTATGACCGCGTCGAACAAACTCGCAGTTGGCGGCGTCACAGACGTTGCCACAGCAGCGGACGGCTTGACGTCTTTGCTCAATGCCTACGGTCTTGCGGCGGGTGAGGCAACCAACGTAAGCGACGCGCTTTTCATTGGTATGCGAGCAGGTAAGACCACCATTGGTGAATTGTCGTCGTCACTCGGTAAAGTCGCGCCATTGGCTGCACAAGCAGGCGTGGGCGTCGATGAACTGGTTGCCTCAGTTGCCGCGTTGACGAAAGGTGGTATCTCGACACGCGAGGCCGTTACTGGTGTTCGTGCGATCATGGCTGCCATTGTGAAGCCGACGAAAGAGGCATCCGATATGGCGAAGGAACTCGGCATCGAGTTCAGTTCGGCAGCGCTCGAGACTCAAGGCCTCGGTGGGTTCATGGAAACGCTTGTTGAAAAGACAGGCGGCAACACTGACATGATGGCGCAACTATTTGGCGGTGTCGAGGCGTTGATCCCAGCACTTGCGCTTGCAGGACAGGCTGGTGCCGACATGTCGTCGATCATGTCCGACATGGCGACCAAAGGTGGCGCGACGCAGGACGCGTTCGACAAGATGAGCAACACGTTCAACTTCCAAGCCGCTTCGTTGCGCGCGAACCTGATGAACGTCATGATTGAACTCGGACAGATTATAACTTCAATCCTGACTCCTGCTATCAAATTCCTAAATGAGAACTTTGAAGCGATCACGCGGTTCGTGACTGTTGCGGCTGCTGGGTTCACAGCGCTCCTGATCCCTGCAATGGTCGCAATGCTGCCTGTCATCGCATCGACGACCGCGGGCTTGCTTGCAATGGCTGCTGCGTGGCTCCTGACACCGTTTGGTCAGATCGCTGCGTTGATCCTTGCCGCTTCCGCAGCACTCGCATACTTCGGGGACATGACGATCAAAGTAGGCGGTTACAACGTCAGCGTCTGGGACGCGTTCATCACGTCGTTGGGCGTCGCGTGGGATCTGCTGCAAGAAGGCGTCGGCTACATCATGGACTTCTTCGGGAAAGGAACGTCCGCAGCGGCAACTTTCTTCGATTGGATCACAGGCGGGTTGACTGGCTTCATGGAAGATTGGGGCATCACGCTTGACGGCGTGGGCGGGTTTATCAAGAAAGCGATCAACGCCTACATTGGATTCTTCGTCGGGTTGATCAAAGCAATTGGTGCAATCGTCACGCAAGGCATTCCGGCAGCGTTCAACCTCGCAATGGGCGCCGTGAAGAACATCGTGATTTCTTCTGTCCAGTTCATCGTGACAACGTTCGCGAACGCTATCGGAAGCGTAGGCGACGCGCTGTCATATCTGCCGGGCGTTGCTGACGACCTTGGATCGTCAATTCGCTCTGCATTGGACCTCGACCTGAGCGACATGAAAGCGGACACCGCATCGTTGCGTGCTGAGTTCAGGTCTGCGGGCGCAGCAATTGGTGACGCCTTCGGTAGTGCCCAGATCGACTACATCGGGCGCGCGGGCGAAGTGATCGGCGGTGTGGGCGACACGTTGCAGGCGCGTTTCACGGACAAACTGGCGAACGCAAACGAAGAGCTGCTCATGTCGCAAGACGTATTGCCAGCAGTCGCAAACGCGGCGAGTGGTACAGTCGCTCCTGCTCTCGACACGCTCGCAACATCCGCAGGCGGCGCGTCCAAAGAGATGAAAAAGCTCAACGATGAACGCGACAAGTTCTTGGAAGGCATCGCTGAGGAGTTCGGACAAATTCAAGAAGCAAACGGCGGCGCTGTTGCTGCGGTTGAGGCTTGGTATGCAACACAGAGCGCAAAGCTCAAGGCGCTTGGATCAGAATATTCTGAGTACGCTGACATGCCCGAAACGATCTTCAACGACCGCATTGCTGAGGCGTACCAAAAGGATCTCGACGCTGCAACCGATTGGCGTTCGGGCATGGAACGCGCAGTCGCGGGCTTGGGCGAAAGCGTCGGCAACGAAGCCGACCTTGCCGAAACAGCACTGACCTCAATGTTCAACAACGCAGCGTCGGCAATCGTCGACTTTGCAAAGACTGGTAAGTTCGACTTTAAGCAATTCGCGCAAAGCGTCGCGCAAGACATTCTTATGATGACCACGAAGATGCTCCTGCTCGGCGCTATCAAAGCGGCCTTCGGTTTGAAGGATGGCGGACCTGTCGGTTTGAAGGACGGTGGTATCGCTACGTTTGCAGACGGTGGCTCCGTGATGGGCCGAGGCGGTCCTCGCACAGACTCAATTCCTGCAATGTTGTCCAATGGTGAGTTCGTCGTCAACGCAAAAGCGACCGAGCAATTCGGCCCGCTCCTTGAGGCGATCAATTCTGGCAACGTTGACATGATGGGTCTTGCAGCGGGCGGTCTTGCAAACGACGCATCGTCGCTTCCAGCACAACCAGCGGCCGCAGTTTCAGCGCCTTCGGAAACTAAATCAGATACCGATAAACAAGGCGGTGGCAATATCACAATCATTCCGACTATAAATGGCAGCGACATCGTTGACCAATTTGACTCGGACGACGGGGATCGCGTCCTCGTCAACATGATGGAACGAAACGCAACAACGATCCGAGGAATTCTAAGCTAATGGCAACGCAAACTTCAACCTTTCAAGGTTCCACCGATCTCCTGAATAAACTCAACACGTTCATGGTAGCAAACTCGTGGACGAAGCTCAAAGGCGAAACAGACCTCGCGACCGCATCACCGAAGTCAGCGCGCTACTGGCGAATCTTGGTACTTGAATCCGAACAAACCAATGGTGATTTCCGCGAGATCGAATTGATGGAGTGGCGCACAACGAGCGGCGGCGCGAACGTTGCAACGACTGGCGCAAACTACACCATCTCGAACGTCGCGTCGGGATCAGGGTCTGACCTCGTATCAGGATCGACCCCAGTCCTATCGGGCGACATTGACGACAATTGGTGGACGGTCATGTACGACTTTGGCTCCGGTACGATCATCCGCGAAATCACCATTATGTGCAACACCGACAACTACGCGCCATCAACTTTCATAGTTCAGTGGTCAAATGATACTTTCACATGGACGGACATGTACGAGCAGTCAGGTCTGGCTTGGGTGGACAATGAGACGAAAACGTTCACATGGGACACAGGCTCAGGATACACGCTCCCATACCACGTTTCTGGCACAATCGCGCGTCGATCAGGCATTGACGACGCGGCCTACCATTCCAATGCTATCGGGCGCGAGTCGCGCATGGCGTCGAACTGGTGGTCTTGGCAAGGGCCCGGCTACGACGCCGACCGTCGTGTCTACTTGCACGCTGCAACTTATGTTGACACGGTTGCGGGTGAGGATCATATCTTGCTCGATGCGAGCATAGCCAGCGACGTGACAGGGACTTCTTCGTCCTACCAATCGGATCAGGAAGGAAGTCGAAAAAGCGCGTCTGCTGGGGACGCGTTCCATATTGTTGACGCCACGACAGGGACTTACTGGTTCTATCTGAACAGTACGCGATTGATCATCGTCACGCGAAGCGGCGTGTCTGACTACACTTGTTCCTACATCGGTTTCCTCGCAACGTTCGCAGAACCCGACGACTGGCCTTTCCCGCTTTATGTGGGCGGCACGTCGAACAGCATCGACCAGTATTTGAGTGACGCGACCGCCGACGTTCGCGACGCTGCTGATCCAGGAGACGGTGGTGCTGCGTCGCTGCGGTTGTTCGACAACTCATGGATAGCCGTTGAGAATCACAACAACTCGACAACCATCAACGATCCTGTTGACATTCCAACAACGTGGAACTGGCCTTATCACGTCGGCGCCTCGTCGAGGCTCGACTGGCCCAACAACGTGGTTGGTGACTACACTGGCTGGGACGCGCATTTCCTTGATCGTTGCGACGCTACTGATCAAGGCGACCTGCCTTTGTTCCCAGTCATCACATGCCATTCGACTTATGGGATGCTTGGCGCACTCGATGGTGTGTTCGCGATCCCGAGCGGCGGTGTAGTTACTGCGGAACAAGTGTTGACGATCTCGGGCGACAACTATCGCGTCTTTACAACTCGCGCAAAAACCAACGGCATGAATTTCTATGCCATCAAGGAGGTGTGATCAATGTCATATTCTACAGGAGCCGGTGACTACGCTGCATTGATGGCGGCGGTGCTCGTTCACGCGCTGGGAGACGGTTGGACG